TAACGGGGCGATTGCTGCGGCTGTAGGAGCGGCGGTGAAAGCGGCGGTGCGGCCATGAAATACGGCAAGGACTTCTGGTGCATCGACCACGCGACCGGCGATCGGTTGCCCGAACCTGTATGGCCGCTGTTGCAGGCGTTCAGATACCCTGACCGCAGCCGGGGCTTCTGGTTACGGCGCGATTACACGGTCGAACTTATCTTTCGCGGAATCCTATGGCGGTTCACGATCAAAGCCGGATACGACACGGACGGCGCATCGAAGCCGCGCATCTTCTGGGCGTTGATCGGAGACCCGTTGCGGCTTGAAATCGGTATCGCCTCTTTGATCCACGACATTCTGTTTTGCGTGCATCATCCTGCGTGGCCGCTCGGATTGACGAACCTGCTGCTGCTCGAAATCATACAGGCGAGCGGCGGCAACTGGGCATATCGCAACGCGTGCCACAAGGCGGTTCAAGCGGGCGGCTGGGCGTGCTGGAAGAAAACGCCGGAACAGCTCGCGAAATACCGACCGATGCTGATAACGACTCCGGTATCGCTCGAAACAAATCACCCGGCGGACTGACTCCCAGCCGTTCAAAAAGAAAGCACTTGACACAACTGGCCAATTATGCGTAAATCACCGCCAACGGGGGCAGTATTCAAATGAGCGGGATAGATGTAAAATTTGGCAAGCTGCACAACGCGGTCGAATGGTCGATCAAGCAGTTGGCGACTCCGCGCAAGAAGCGCGTAGAGGCCATCAAGCAGTTTGTTGGATCGCACTATTCAGACGGCGGGGCCGAGCAGCGCGTCCCGACGAACTTCCTTGAACTCGCCGTCACGATCTACACCCGCCAGCTTGCAGCCCGCGCCCCTCGCGTTCTAATTACGACCGGAGTACAGAACCTCCGTCCGATGGCGAAGGACATGGAGATCGCCCTGAACCAGATACCGGGCGAGATCGGATTGGGAACCACGCTTCGCAGCGCCGTGATTGACGCCATGTTCTCGTTCGCCGTCGTCAAGGTCGGTATCTCGCGCTCTGACAAAGCCAAGGCGGGGGAGACGTTTGTTGACCTCGTGAGTCTGGACGACTACTTCGTGGACATGAGCGCCAAGGGACGAGGCGGCGTGCAGTTCGAGGGAAACGACTACTGGCTTCCGATTGAAGACGCCCGAGCGATGTACGACGGCGATCCGAAGGACATTCAACCAGACGAACACACCGTTGTTGGGGATCAGGGGCAAGAGCGCGCGGAGGCGATCACGTCCAGCGAGGGCGCCGACATCTACGGCGACCGGGTGTGGATTCGAGACGTTTACATCCCACGGACGAACAAGATGATCACCTACGGCGTGAAGAGCCTCAAGGTCTTCCGCGAGATCGAGTTTGACGGGCCGGATCACGGACCCTACTACACCCTCGGCTTCTCCGACGTGCCGGGCAACCTGCTCCCTCTCCCGCCTGTCGCTCTTTGGCGGGATCTTCATGAGCTTGGAAACAACCTCTTCCGCCGTCTTGGCCGGCAATCAGAGGCCAAAAAGACCGTTGCGGCGTTCCAGGGCGGCAACGACGAGGACGTGCAGGCTCTCAAGAAAGCGTCCGACGGCGATGGTATCCGTTACAACGGCGCAAAACCAGAAGCTATTACGGTCGGCGGCATTGACGCCCCGACACTCGCCTTCTACCTTCAAATCCGTGACCTTTTCAGCTACTTCGCCGGCAACCTCGACACCCTCGGCGGGCTGGGCGCGCAGGCCGACACCGTGGGGCAGGAAAAGCTGATTTCCGAGGCGTCCAGTGCCCGGATGCAGTCAATGGGCGAGGCGACGATCAACTTCACCCGCGACATCTTCAAGGCGCTGGCATGGTACGAGTGGACGGATCCAATTCGCGAGCGCAAAATCAAAAAGCCGGTAAAGGGCACCGACATTGCCGTTTCTTCGGTGTGGTCGGCGGAAACACGGGATGGCGACTTCCTCGACTACAATCTCGACATCGACGTGTACTCGATGCAGGACGATAGCCCGAGTTCCAAGTTGCAGAAGGTCGGAACGGCGCTGGAGCGGTTTGTCTTCCCGATTCTACCGCAGATTGAGGCACAGGGAGGCCAGATAGACGCCAAGGCGCTTTTCGGAATGATCGGAGAACTGGCCAACATCCCCGAGCTTGCCGACATCGTGAAATTTGTGGAACCCGATCCGAATGCGAGGCAGCAACGTGGCAACGGCGAGCCGACGCACATGCCAGCGAACACGAAACGCACCTACGAGCGTGTGAGCCGCAGTGCTGCCACGCGGGCGGGCAAGGACGACGTTATGAGCCGCCTGCTGATGGGCGGAAAGGTTCAGCCGAAAGAGGGTGCCATGCTTGACCGGAGGGCCAACTAATGCCGATGTACTGCTATCAGGACCGCAAGGGCCATATCCACGAGCGCAACTTCTCGTCTGCGGCTCCGATCCCTTCGCACATCGTTCTTCCCGGCGGTAGCCGTGCAAAGCGCAGCTTTCAGGCCGAGACGAAGAGCTTTCCCCCAACGAAGGGCTGGCCATTGACGTGTTACGCTTCCGGGGTTCACGCCTCACAGGCGCAGGAGCTTCGCGAACACCTGGCCAGCAAGGGCGTACCGACCGAGGTCACGTCCGAAGGAGATCCGGTGTACAGGGACGCAAAGCACCGCCGGAAGGCTCTGAAGGTTCGCGGAATGGTTGACAAGTCGAGTTTCATTTAAGGAGCATCAGCATGAGCGTTGAAGAAAAGAGCACGGGCGTTTCCGACGAGTTGAAAGCAGAGATCGACACCGCCGTCGGCGAAGTTGTTGCGACTGCGGAGAGCGATCGCGCCGATCGCGCGGCTGCGGCTGACCCGAGCAAAGCGAATTTGAAACAGGCCAAGGTTGAGGACGCTCCCAAGGCCGAGAAGCAAGAGCCCGCGAAAAAGGAAGAGGCACAGCCCGAGGCCCAGCCCGGATCTGTGACCGACGCCTTGGTTGAGCGGGCTGTCAAAGCCGGCATGTCCATAGCCGACGCCAAGGAGTTCCAGAAGGCGGATGCCCTGGAGCGCGTGTGCGCCGTATTGGAGAAGCGTGGCCCCGTCGGCGGTGAAGCTGGCGACAAAAAGGATGAGAAAACGGAAGATGATCCGTTTGCCTCCATTCCTGAACTTGACCCCAACGAGTACGACGCGAACGTCGTGGCAGGGTTCAAGGCCATGAAAGACCTCATCCGCAAGCAGCACGAGGCGTTGGCCGACATGCGCAAGACCGGGGAAACCCGCGAATCCGTGTCGTTTCTCGACAGCCAAATTGCGACGCTTGGCAAAGCGTACACCGAAGCCGTGGGCGCGGCGGGCGTAAAGCTCGATCCGGCAAGCCCGCAGGCCAAGGCGCGCGCGGAGCTTGAGGGCAAGTTCAACGTGTTGTCGGCAGGCTACAAAGCCGCTGGGCAGGACGTTCCGAAGGAGACGGTTTTCAAGGAAGCCGTGTCGCTTGTTCTGGGGGAAGTGAAATCGAAGGCGGACGCTGACGAAAAGGACGCTGCGCTCAAAAAGCGTGACGCACTCAAAATCAACCGGCCGTCGGGGGCGGACTACAAACCAAAAGGTGACGCATCGGCCGAAACCGCGTCGATCCTTGACAAAAAGTTCTTCGGCAAACGATAAGAAAAGAGGCAGAAAATGGGTATCCAGTATAGTGAAATTGATGATGCTGTCCTGCTCACGCAGAACAACCTCATCGAAAAGGGCGCATTCTTGGACATGCAAACGGATCTCACCGATCACGTCGCCGTCCGTGAAGTGTGGAAGGGCCGTCAGAAGAAGTTCGACGGCGGAATTGACTGGGAGTTCGAGGCGCAGATGGATCACAACCACAGCGCCCGCGCGGTCGGTCTCTACGAGAACGACGGAAGCTCGATCAATGACACGATGAAGATGGGCAAAGTGGGCGTGCGGCACGTCAACGCCCACTACATCTACGATCAGCGCGAGCCGTCGTTCCAGCGCGGTGGCCACGCCATCGTTGACTTGGTTAAGACCAAGTACACGGGCATGATGGTTTCGTTCTACGAGCTCCTCGAAGAGTTCCTCTGGGGCAAGCCGGCCGACTCCAGCGACACCAAGACCCCCTACGGCATCGCGTATTGGGTGGTAAAGAACGCTGTCGAAGGTCTCACTGGCGGAAACCCTGCCGGGTTCACCGACGGACGCGCCGGTATCAGCACGACTGACTACCCGCGTTTCGCGAACTACGCCGGGACGTATGCGGCCGTGACGAAGGAAGACCTCGTGCGCAAGATGCGCAACGCGGCCCGTCGCACGATGTTCCGCTCGCCGGTGTCGCACTCCACGCCGTCTCTGGGCGGGATGGGCAATGGCATCTACGCCAACGACACCGTGATTGGTCTCCTGGAAGAGATCCTTGAGACGCAGAACATGAACCTCGGAAACGACATCGCTTCCAAGGACGGCAAGACCCTGTTCAAGGGAACGCCGATCACCTACGCGCCGAAGCTGGACGGTGACTCGTCCGATCCGATCTACATGCTGGATTGGAAATGGCTGGCGTGCGGTGTCATGTCGGGTTGGGAAAACAACCTGTCCGCCCCCATGCCGGTGCCCGGAAAGCACTTGGTGCGCCGCGTCGATCTCGACGTGTCGCTCAACATGGTCTGCACCGATCCTCGGCGCCAGACCGTTCTTTCGAAGTAAACCCACACGGGGCAAGGTAAGGACCGGCCCCATTCAAAGAAAGCGAGATTCAAAATGGACGCAAGCACAAACGGACACATCAAGCAATCCAACCCCATCGTCGAGTGGGTGTGGTATGAGGGCGCGGACGCGGTTCGCGAGGGCGAAGCGGTGTGTTTCAACACCGACTACGGCACGGCAGCGAATGTCGATTGCCGCCGGAACAACCGCGTTGAGCGGCCGACCACGAGCAACAGCAAGGCGTTCGCCGGCGTTGCCGCTCGTGACTACTCCGCCAAGTCTGGCGGGCAGTTCATCGAGATCTATGCGCCCGGTTCCAAGGGCGTGAAGATCGCGCTGGCCGTCGATACCGTCATTGGCACGGGCCTGTTGACGTTCACCGTGGCCGGCAAGTACAACGTCGGCGCGAGCACGGGGCTCAAGACCGACGCTGGCCGCTTCTACACCGGCAAGTACCTGGGGCGCGGCTCCGCGATCCCCCGGCAGACGGTGACGGCGGTTCTCGAAGCCAGCATGACCGGCGCGTGGTCGCTGGCCACTGACGGCGTGACGCTGACCGTGGTTTCCACCACTGGGCTGGCTGCGGGTGACACCGTGGTTCTGCTTGGCGGCGCGGACGACGGCACGGGCACCGTGATCCCCGGCAAGTACACCATCTCCAGCGTGACCAACGGGACGGTCCTCGTCCTGACGGCCACGGCGGTGGACGCGACCCCGACGGGCGCTCTGACCTGCACCGGGTACGCCTTCACGGGCAATCCGACGTGTCAGGCCGACCTGCTGACTGGCAACGAGTCCGGCGGCATCGAGTTCGCCAACCTGCCGAACGTGGGCGGCGACACGCAGCCCTACATGGTTGGCGGCGTGACCTACATCTGCGGTGGGCTGACGCTCTCGACCGATGCGGAGTTCGAGCTGGCACAGGGAGAGCTCCCCGGCGAGCAGAAGGCGTTCTTGTGCCTCGGCACAATGACGACCAGCGACGCCGTGGTTGACCTCGTGACGGCCGGAGTTCAGACCGACGGTTCGACGGCGCTGGCGGAAGTCAACGCCATCGACGGGGCGGCTGACGGCGCGTACCTCCAGTTCAACGGTGCGAAGTGGCACTGCTTGGACCTGTCTGGTGCCGCAGCCGTGTCGTAAGCCTGACTCAATGCGCGGGGCCGGTCTTTACCGGCCGGCCCCGCCTTCATTTCACAATCGAACGAGGTTCATCCATGAGCGAAGAATCAAAAGTACCGAAGAAGCCAGCCGTTCCCGTGGACCCCCAGGCCGCTCCCGTGGCTCCAGTGGCCGCGAAGAAAGAAGAGAAGCGAATTGAACCATTCGCAGTCGAAGCCTTCGGGCGTCTCGGGTACTCGATCCCTCTCCCTGATTCAGTTGTTGCCGCCTATCTCGATGTCAAGCGGCGCAAGGACGTTTTACAGCCGGGGCGAATGAGCCCGGAAGGATTCGCACTGGTCGCCCTATTGGCCGACCTGAATGACGGAACTTTCTCCTTCAAAAAGGATTAAACGATGGGCGTCCAACTGTCACATAGCGGAAGCACGGTGATCCCTGTCGGCGGGTTCACTATGACTGTGACCGGGCTTGCACTCTCCTTCACGCCAACCAGCGTGACGGTGAGCGTTCGCAAGCCTGCCGGGACAAGCCAGAACATCGGAGCAACCCCTTACGGCGTTCCGACCGTTGACGGGTTCTCTGTTGAGTTCAGCGCCGAGACCGAGGTAACTGGGTACTACCTCGATTGGATCGTGTGGGCCGAGTCGGTTGCTATCGACACGACCGGCACGCTGCTTCTGGTCTACGCCGACATCTGCGCAGAGGTAAGTCGCTTCCTTGGCTACCCGGTGCTGGCATCGCAGACCGCCGCGCAGACCGCCGAGGTTGATAGCTACGTGCAATCCGGTGTCCGCCAGTTCTATTACCCGCCGGCCATGCAGGGGGTGGAACCGGGGTACGAGTGGAGCTTCCTGAAGCCGACGGCGACGCTGGTGACAGTGCTGGACGTTGGCACGGCGGCACTGCCCGCAGCCTTCGGGCGTTTGGCCGGCGATATGCACTACGCTTCAACTGTTCATCAGCGGGCGATTGTCCAGGTTAGCGAGGCGCGCATTCAGTCTCTTCTTCAGCAAAGCGTCGAGACAGACAAGCCAAGATATGTCGCCATCCGCTACAAACAGGCATACGGCGCTCACGGGCAGACGCAGGAAGCCGTGTTCTGGCCGATTCCTGACGCCGCTTACACACTGACGTATCGTTACGAGGGGTACAGCGGAAAGCTGTCATCCGTCAACCCTTGCCCGTTGGGTGGGATGCGGCACTCCGAATTGATCTTGGAGAGTTGCCTTGCTGTCGCTGAACAGCGGGCCAACGACGAGAAGGGTTTGCATACCGAACGCTTTATGATGCTCCTTGCCGCCGGGGTGGCGCAGGACCGGCGCTCGGGTGGAAGGTATTACGGGGAGATGGGCGGAGGGGTGGACGATCACTCTGAACGCCGAGACCGTCAAACAACTTATGATGTCACGTACAAAGGCGTGACGTGGTAAGCTCCTAGTCCATGTTGGACGTGGAGAAACGAGAAATGAGGTAGTAATATGATCGAACGCATCTGCACACTGCTGAAGATTCAAAAGCCGGTTCCCGGCTCTGCGGGGTTGCTGCTGGCAAGCGGCGCCACGGTTCCCACATCTGGCACGCGCGGTTATCAGACCGGGTGCATCTTCCAACACACCGACGGCTCGACGGGAACGGCGTTCTACGTCAACGAGGGCACGGCGTCCTCGTGTTCCTTTCAGGCGGTCGCTGCTCTCACCGCCGCACAGGAAGCCGCTCTCCCCTCGACGGCGCAGAAAGCCGTCCTCGACGCGCTGACCTCGACCGCCGCCGAGTTGAACATGCTCGACCTGTCGGCCAAGACCGAGACTGTGACCGAGGCCACGAAGGCTGCCGGTATCACGGCGGGCTCGCGCCTCGTGAAGATCACCGGCGGAACGGGCTTCACCGGGTTGGTGTTGCCGTTGCCGACTGCCGCCGAACTCGGGATGGTTAAGCAGATCACGCTTGACTCCATCTCGTCCTCGTCGGTGGCAATCACGATCACCAACATCGCCATTCACGGTACGGCCGCCACCACGGCGACGTTCGACGCTGCTGGCGAGACGCTGGTGCTGATCGGCGCCATCTTCGGGACGACATACCGATGGTTGGTCGTCAAGGAATGCGGCGTCACGTTGAGCTAAAGGAGGCTGACATGCGAAAACTCCTTTTCCTCCTGCTCTTGCTGGCTACGGGCACAGCCGTGGCCGACAAGTGGCGCAGTGAGCCGATCACAGTCAACACCAATCGGATGGTGCTGACTCTCGGCGACGAGTACCGGGACGGCTGCAGG